GCATCCCACTCGTGCTGCGCCAGCGGCACCGGGCCGATGCACTGGCGCAGGGCCTGCTCGGTGCGGGTCACGTGCGCGCCGAGCGTGATCAGGGCGCGCACGGGCGGCAGGCGGTCGCCCGGCTGCACCGGGGTCGCGCCATCGGCATGCACGGTGGACCCGAACCCCACCGTGGGGATGCCCACCGGATCGCGGTAGGCGGCCTCACGGTAGCCCTCGTGCACCGCGACGCCGATCAGCGCAGCCGCAGACACGGTCAAGAACGCGGGCAACAGGCGCAGGCGGAAGGTCGGCGACATGCGGCCAGCGTGGCGCGGCGGTCGGCCTGCCGACAGGCCGACCCGGGTCGGCACGCACGAAAACCCCCGGCGCAGGGCCGGGGTGATGCGGGTCGAGACAGGCGGATCCGGCGGATCAGGCCGCGCCCTGGTCCTGGGCGCTCAAGAGCCGCTGCACCTGGCGCACGTGCAGGCGCAGGGTGCGGGCGATCTGCGGCACCGAGTGGCCGGCGGTTCGCAGCGCGCGGACCCGCGCGGCCAGCCGGTCGCGCATGAAGCTCCGGCCGAGCGGGATGATGATGCGGCAGCCGGCGTACATCTGCACCAGGGCGCGCGCGGCCTGCTCGCCGGCGGCCTCGGCCAGCTCGCGGCAGACCGCGCTACGGTCGGGATCGTACTGGCGCGGCAGATAGACGGACAGCCCGCCCATCTGCTGCACCAGGCGCTCGATCTGCTCGGCGCTCACCCCGGCGGCCAGCAGCTCCTCGATCACCTGGCTCATGCGGCACCGCCTGCCGGGCGCTGCCGGCGCTTGGCATCGTAGGCGAGCGCGGCGATGATGGCGCGCAGCTGCTTGGGCGCGTGCCACTCCAGCCGGGCCGGGCTGAGCGCGCCGAACATCTTGCGGCTGATCCCCAGCGGATAGGCCGGGTAGGGATAGCCGGCGGCGGCGCAGTCGCGCTCGATGCGCCAGAGCAGGCGCGCGCGGTCCTCTGCGGGGCGCGGCGGCCGCGCGGGTTTGCCGGCCAGCCGGCGCAGCTCGGCCAGCACGGCACGTAGCTGGCGGTCGTTCATGTCCGCGCAGCTGGCATGCCCGCCCACGCGCTGCTGCAGCGCGCGGCGGGTGTCCTCGTCGAGGCCCAGCGCCTTGGCCTCGGCGTGCACGGCGGCCAGCAGGCGGCGGCGGTCAGGGCGCGTGGCCATCGTCCACCTCCTGCCCCGCGTCCGCGCGCCAGGCATCCTCCAGCACCCGCGCCAGCGCCCGCGCCAGGCGGATGCGCAGCGACGGCCCCGCCGGCGACTGCTCCCAGCACTCGTCCGGCAGGGTCAGCACGGCGGCCGAGGCGGCCGCCAGCTGCTGCACGCGGGCGGCGTCGTCCATGTCGCCCAGCCCCTGCTCGATCTTGCTGATGATGTTCATGTTCCTCCCTCCTGCTCGATCCAGTACCACCAGGTCTCCCCTTGCCGCTGGCAGGCGATGCGCAGGCCGTTTGCGCGCAGCTCGGCGATGATGCTGTTCACCGCGCAGACGTTGGCCTGACGCACGATGTCCATCGTGGTGCGCGGCCGGCCATCGGCCAGCAGCGCCGCCACCCGCTGCAGGCGTTCGCTATGCGCCATCCGGGCCGCGTGCATGGGCCACCTCCCGATGCGGGTCCGGGATCGGCATCCAGTGCGTCACCCGGCCGTGCACCTCGTCATCGAACCCGCTGTAGCACCAGCCGCCCGGGTCGGTATGCCGCCGCCAGGCCATGAGCACGTAGGGCTCCTCGTCGATGTCGGAGCACACCGTCACCAGCACGTCCTCCAGAGGCGGCGGCTCGGTCGCAGTGATCCGCTGCCACGTGCTCATGCCGCATCCTCCTCGGCCAGATCCGCCAGCACCCGTTCCAGCAGGCGGTCCAGCTCGCCGGCCACGTCCTTGACCACCACCACGTCGCAGTCGTCCTCGATGCGGATGCCCAGGCGCTTGAGGTCGCCGGCGGTGAGGTCGTACACCGCGGGCTTGTGCACGGCCTCGCGCACGCGGATCAGCAGCGCGGCCTGCTCGGCGGGCAGCAGCCGGCGGATGCGCTCGATCACCTTGGCCTCGTCGTCCCATTCGACCTTGCCGCGGCTCTTGGTCCAGCCGATGCGGATGCCGTGGACCATGCGGGTGCGGGTGCGCCGCCACAGCTCGGCCGGGCTGGCCTCCACCGCCCGCCGCAGGTCGGTCTCGGCCTGGGCGCAGGCGGCCAGGGCCTCGCGCAGGGCCGGCAGGCGGGCGCGCTTGATGGCTTCGATGTCCTGCTGGATGCCGTTGGCGATGTCGCGCAGGTGATCCCGCGCGGCGCGCAGGCTGGCGGCCTGCGCTTCCAGGGCCATGCTCTCGGCCAGGGGGGTCAGGGATTCAGCGGGGGCGCTCATGGTCGGTCTCCTGATAGGAATGGGTGGAATGGAAGGCGTGGATGTGCATGGCGTGCAGCAGGTCGCGGTAGCGCTCGCCCTGCCACGGCGGCAGGTCGTCGTCGTCATCGGTGGGCATGGCGGTGCCGCACCAGCGCCGCAGGTGGCGCACGGCCAGCTGCCCGCGGGCGTGCGCCTCCAGCGGATGCCAGGCCACGGCGGCGATGGCGCGGCGGTAGTAGTCGGCCAGCCGCTCGGCGGCGGGGTGAGGTCAGCGAGCCAGGCGTGCATGGCGCGCCTCCTGTCGCAGCTCCAGCAGGGCGCGCGCCGGGCTGAGCCCGCGATGCAAGGCCAGCGCGACCACCGCGCGGGCATGCGGGCGGCTGAGCCCGTAGCGGTCGGCGAACAGCTCGGCCGCGCGCAGGGTGGGGAACAGGCGGTGTTCGAGGGCGCTCATGCCGCACCCCCGGTGAGGTCGGCCCAGGCCGCCTCGATGTGGGTGGCGGTCAGCGCCGCGCCCTGGCCGGCGGCCATCATCCGCGCCAGCCGCAGGACCTTGCCGACCCCGCGCAGGGCCCCGGCCTGGCTGCCGATCTCCACCAGCCGGCGCACGCAGGCGGCGTCCTCCACCCCGTGCGCGGCAGCGAGGCGTGCCACGTCGTCGCGCACTGCGCGCGGCACCCTCAGGCGGCGGCCGATGCGGCTGAACAGGCGGTCCAGCCACACCGCGCGGCTGCCGCCGGTCATGCGCGCGTAGATCAGCTCGTTACCCATGAGGGCAAGCCCGATGCCGGTGGCGTCGTGCAGGGCGCGCAGGGCGTCCAGCGCCGCCACCGACAGGTGCTGGGCCTCGTCGATCACAAGCATCCCTTCACTGCCCTGCAGCCGCGCGATCAGCTCGCGCTGCATGCGCGCGCCGCCGCCCGGCAGCTCGCGGAAGCCCAGCGCCAGGCAGACTTCCTCCAGCGCGGTGGTGACGCCGGCGGTGGCCGGGGTCATGGTGGCGATCCAGACATTTGGGAATCGCCGCGCGTACTCGCGCGCGGCGGTGGTCTTGCCGACCCCGGCGCCGCCGTAGATCACCGCCACGTCGCCGGCCATGTGGGCATAGCCAAGCGCGGCCAGGATGCGCTCGGCGGTGGGCGTGGCCACCCAGGTCGGGGCCGCCGGCATGGCCGGCATGGCCTGCTGCTGCGCCAGCCGCGCCAGCCACTGCGCCAGGCGGACGGTGAGCTTACGCGGGTCGGCCGCATAATTCCCGCCCAGGATCTGGGCCAGCGCGCTGCTGCTCAGGCCTGCCTCGCGCGCCACCTGCGCCTGGGTCAGACCTCGGCGCGCGATCTCCTCGCGCACCCGGCCCAGCACCTCGGCCGGGTCCGCATCCACCTGCATCGCAATCACGTTGTCGTTCATGTACCCTTTCTCCTCGCGTTGAGGGGCCTTTACGGCCCGGTTGCACCGCCCGTCCCGTTGGCGCGGGGCGGGCGTTTTTTCAGTCGATCGCCTTCAGGGGGCGCGGCCGCGCCGCCAGCGCCGCCAGCACCGCGCGGTCGGCGGCCGCCACCAGCGCCTCCGTCTCGCCCACCGCAAGCGCCGCGCCGCCACGCGCGCGCGGGCGCTTGCCGCCGTGCACCATCCGCACCGCCGCCGGCGCGGGCGGCTCGGCCTGCGGGCTATCCGCCGCCGGCAGGCGGGCCACCTCTGCCAGCGCCTCCATCCGCACCGTGGCCGCGTGCAGGTCGCGCGCGGCGCGCTGGCGCGCTCGGTGGGCGCGGGCATGCTCGCGGGCGGTGTCGATGTCGTCGAAGCGCGCCGTGGTGCGCTCGGCGGCGCCGACGTAGGCGCCCTCCGGGGTGTAGACGTGCACCGGCTGGTCCAGCCGGTCGGGATCGAAGCGCACCACCACGTGCTGCCCGGCCAGGGCGCTGACCGCCTCGCCGAAGTAGGCATTGCCGGCCAGCACCACATACCCCTCGCGGCGCACCTTCAGGCCCTCCGCCGCCAGCAGCCACAGCCGGCGCTGCTCCGCGCTGGCGCGGCGGATCACGCTGGCGGCGTAGCTCTCGGCGAAGGTGGCATCGAAGCTGCGCCCGCGCGCGGTGGCGGTGCGACGGTCGGGGCGGGCGTTGTGCTCGGCGATGCCGGCCTCCACCAGCGCCACGAACTCGTCCCAGCGCAACGCGCGGCTGCCGTAGTTGGCGGGCTTGGCCAGCGGGCTGTTGCCGGTATAGGCGCCGGCGGCGGCCGGGTGCCTGCTGATGCCCTCGCACAGGTCGCGGAAGGCGCGCTCGATCGGCTTGGCCTGCCCGTGGTAGGGCGTGGTCCAGTGCACCTGCACGCCCAGCTGCGGGAACAGCCCGAGCGGGTCTTCCTCGCGGATGCGGAAGCGGTAGCGCGTCCGGCTGCCGCCGGTCAGCAGCTTGGCGGCGAACTCGCGGCCATTGTCCAGATAGGCGCGCTCGGGAATGCCGTAGCGCTCCACCACATCCCCGAAGGTGGTCTGCACCAGATGGCTGGAGAGCGTCTCCGCCACCCGCCAGGCCAGAATCTTGCCGCTGTAGATGTCCTGCCAGGCCACCAGCACCGGGCGCCCCACCGTGCCGCTGGGCAGCTGCACCCGCAGGTCGAACACGTGGCCGTCGGCATTGACCGCCTGCAGCGCGTGCAGATGGTCTTTGGTGCGGGTGATGTGCGGCAGCCGCCGCGCCAGCGCCTCTTTCCCCTCGCGCGCCAGCACCCGCACCTGCCACGGCAGCGCCTCGATCCGGCGCGCGATGGTGGCGTAGCTGGGCACCACCCAGCCGTGGTTCGGGGCCACCTCGCGCAGGCGGCGGTAGCAGGCCGCCAGCGCCGGCTGCTCCGGGCGCAGATAGTCGCTCTTGATGACCTCCCAGGCCTCCGGGCTCATCTCCGCCTCGTGGCCGCTGCCCTGATGCCGCGGCGTCAGCAGCGGCAGGTAGTCCGCCGGGTCGGCATGCGCCACCCCGGGGAAGCGGCCGGCGCCGTACCACCAGCGCCGCAGCGTGGCTTCCGGCAGTCCGTGGGCCTGTGCGGCCTCGCGGATGGCCTGGCGCGCGCGCAGGCCGCTGTCGATCAGACGGCGCACTGTCTGCACCGGCACCAGCCGGCGCCGGGCTTCGGCCTTCACCGTTTCCGGGCGGCCGTCGAACCAGCGCCACAGCGCCGCGCTCGCCTCCGGGCTCAGCGGGGCAGCAGGTGCACGGTGGGCGCGTGTGCCAGCCGCGATGTGGCCCACAGCACCGCCATCGCCTCGGCCTCCTGCCGGTAGCGCACCGGCGCGATCGCGGGCGCGCCGAGCCGGACGGCGATCTCGCTCCACTGGACGTGGTAGCGCACCGGCGTCGCCGGACGGCCGTTGCCCGTCCGCAGGATGCTGGCCAGCTGCACCGGCCCCGTCCTGATGTCCGACACGATCATGGGGTGTCTCCTGGCAGAGGTGGAGGATGGCC